CCCCGTCTCGGAGAACCGCTCTGGCTGACCCACGCGCGCAGCCTTGAGGGGTTGCGGGAGGTTCCCGGCCCGAAACACAATCCCCGCATCTTGCAGTGGCTGGCCAAGCTCGGCGCGTGGTGGAGCGACGACGAGACGCCGTGGTGTGGCACCTTCGTCGCGCACTGCGTGGACGCGGTGGGCATAAAGCCCGCCAAGGCTTGGTTCCGCGCCAAGGCGTGGCACGATTGGGGCCAGCGGGTGCCGCCTCAAGTCGGCGCGATAGTCGTCTTCGCGAGGGCTGGCGGCGGTCACGTTGGCTTCATTGTCGGCGAGACGGCCACACACTACGCGGTGCTGGGCGGCAATCAGGGCAACATGGTCAACGTCACCAACATCCAGAAGAACCGCATGATCGCGTGCCGCTGGCCTTCCGGCCAGCCGTTTGCCGCCACGCCGCGCCTGCCGAAGGTGGCGGCGGTCGCGGGCAACGGGAATGAGGCGTGATGCTCACCCGCCTCATGCGGGCGCAGGAGATCGCCCTGTGCCTGATCCGCAAGTGGTGGCGCCCGCTGACGTGCGTCGGCATCGCCGGCTCGATGATCGTCCACGGCGTCGTGCTGCCGCTCATGACGCGCGCACACCCCGACTTGACTGGCCTTGCGGCACTGGTCACCGCCTGCGCGGCGGCATTTGCCGTCCGTGAGTGGGGCAAGATGAAAGGTATCGAATGAACCCGCTGGCCGTCTATGTTTTGGCTGCCGCCGCGCTGGCCAGCTTTGCCGCTGGCTGGACTGCGCGCGACTGGAAGTCCGACGCGGACGCCCTCGCGGTGGCGCAGCGGGCGGAGAAGGTGCTACAGCGCGAGCAAGCCAAGGCAGACAGCATGGCGGAGGAGTACGAGCGGGCGCGGGCCAAGATTGAGCCGTCGCGCGTCGAGGTGCGAAGCAACATCCGGGAGATTTACCGCAATGTCGAAGTTCCTGCTGAGTGCGCTGCTGGTGACGCTGTTGTCGGCTTGCTCGACGCGACCCGTCGCGACGCCAACAGTGCGGCTTCAGGCCAACCTCGCGGCGAATTGCCCGCCGGTGCCGGCACCCCCAAGCCCGCTGATCGACCCGCTCCGCGTCGAGTGGGAGGCTGAGATACTGCTGATGTACGGCGACTGCGCCGCGCGGCACCGGCTGACGGTGGAAGCGTGGCCGGAGACTGGTAAACTGCCTCAAAAGTGATATAAGGTGCGCCATGGCCACGACGATGACATTCGAGACGCTGAAGGATGATGTCCGACGCTACCTTGAGCGCGGCTCATCGTACGCGGCTGACGCCGTCGTATACGAGCAAATCCCCCGGCTGATCAACCTCGCCGAGCGCCGCATTGCGCGCGAGCTAAAGGTGCAGGGTTTCATCGCCGTCGTGTCCGACACGCTGACGGTCGGCCAGTCCGTGTACGCCAAGCCAGACCGCTGGCGCGACACCATATCGATCAACATCGGCACCGGCGCGTCGCTGGCCAACCGCACCATTCTGTTCGGCCGCGACTACGAGTATTGCCGCACGTACTGGCCGAACGAGAGCCAGACGGACACGCCGCGCTTCTACGCCGACTACAATTACGACAACTGGCTGCTGGCGCCCACGCCGGCGCAGGCGAACCCCATCGAGATCATGTATTACGAGTTGCCGCCACTGCTCGACGACACCATCCAGACAAACTGGCTGACGGAGTATGCGCCGCAGCTTATCCTGTACGGCACCCTGCTTGAGGCCACGCCGTTCCTGAAGAATGACGAGCGCATCGGCACGTGGCAGCAGTTCTACGACCGCGCTGCCGCGATGCTCAACGGTGAAGATTTGGCGAAAATCTTCGACCGCGCAGCAGTGCGCAAGGAGGCATAAGTGAGCTACACATCCGTTTTCGGTGGCACTACGATTTTTCCCTCGGACGTGTCCTACCTCTCGATCGCGCTCACGGTCGACACGCCCCTCGAGTGGCCGCTGGAGAGTTCCGGCAACCTCGACCCGGCGGCGCGCATCATCGACGTGACACCGGACGCCAGCGGCCGCAGCATCGTGATGCCGGACGCCACGCTCACGGGCGCCGGGCAGACAATCCTGTTCAACAACATCGACGCCACCTTCAGCTTCTTCGTCAAAGATTTCGCCGGCAACACCCTCGCCACCGTGACACCCGGGACGCAGTGGCAGGTCTACCTTGCCGCCACCACGACAGCCGCCGGCACTTGGCGTGTGTTCCAGTACGGTGCCTCCACGGCCACGGTACAGCCGTCTGCGCTGGCCGGCTATGGCCTGACAGTCACCGGCTCGACACTGTCACAGTCGCTGCCCGTCACCACCCTCTCGACCACGGGCGTCACGGTGTCTGTCGCCAATCGCGCCTCCGCCTTCGTGTGGACGGGCACTGGCGCGGGTACGCTCAACCTGCTCACGGCGGCCGCAGCCAGCACCAACTTCTTCATCTTCGTGCGCAACGAGGGTGGCGGCGACATGACCGTCGAGCCTGCCGGCACGGAGACGATCAACAGCGACGCCAACTTGATGCTGCGCCCGGGCGACAGCGCCACGCTCATCACGGACGGCACGACATGGTACACCATCGGCCTCGGTCGTCAGGCCGTCTTCGCCTTCGACTACACGTCGATCAGCGTCACCGGCGGCAACTACACGCTGGCCGGCGCCGAGCTGAACCGCATTGCGTACAAGTTCGTCGGCCTGCTGACGAGCGATGTGTACATCATCGTGCCGCCGACCGTGCAGCAGTATTGGATTAACAACGCCACGACGGGCGCATTCAGCCTGTTCGTCCGCACCAGCGGCAACACGCCGAAACTCGTCGGGCAGGGTGCCAAGGGCATCTACTACTGCGACGGCACGAACATCATCCTCGGCTCAGATCCCACGACGCTCACCACGCCAATCGTCATCAGCGACGGCGGCACGGGCGCGACAACGGCGTCTGCCGCGCGCCTCAACCTCGGCATTACGCTGTTCGCAGATCCCATTGTCACGGCCACCTCGGGCGCGTCTGTCCGCACGACCATCGGCGCGGCGGCGTCTGGTGCCAACACCGACATCACCAGCCTCGCCGCCGGGCTTGGCACTGCCGGCGCGCCGTCGTACTCCTTCACGGGTGACCTCAACACTGGGATGTGGTCGCCCGGCGCAGACACCGTAGCGGTAAGCACTGGCGGCACGGAGAGGATGCGTCTCGACAGCGTAGGCAACCTCGGCCTCAATGTCACGCCCGTCGCTGGCTACGGCAACTCCATTCAGCTTAAACAGGCAGGTGCCAGTGCTGTTAGCTCCCTGCTGCAGCAGTCAGTTGGTACGGATAATCAGAACCTAGAACTGCTGAACAATGCCTTGCCGCCAGCAGGAGGGTACACCGCTGGGTACAATTACACGTACACCGGGGCTTCCGCCACCATGTACAGGTCGGAGAGCGGAGCGCATAAGTGGTTCAACGCACCTACCGGCACGGCGGGCGCTGCGGTTACCTTCGCCGAGCGTATGCGCATCGATAGCACCGGCAACGTCGGGATTGGGACGAGTGCGCCAACTGCAAAGCTGAACGTAGCCGGAGATACCATAATCTCTGGTAACGCCGATGCGCGGCAAATTGGCTTCAACTTTTACGGAACGAGCCAGTACAACTTCTACGTCGATGGCGCGACGGATGCCGCCAGAATGACCATCAGAAGCGGCACAACTAGCGTAGCGACCTTCGACAGCAGCGGCAACGTCGGCATCGGCAACACCCCCTCGGGCACCTACAAGCTCGAAGTCACGGGCGCGGCGTACACCTCGTCAATGGTCCTTGGCGCAGCCCTGCCTGTGGCCAGCGGCGGTACGGGCCAGACGACCTATACGAACGGCCAACTGCTGATCGGCAACACCACTGGCAACACGCTGGCTAAGGCAACGCTCACCGCCGGTTCGGGTATCTCCATCACCAACGGTGCGGGTTCGATCACCATCGCCGCCACGGGTGGGGGCGGCACAGTCACTTCGGTCGGCGGCACTGGTACGGTCAACGGCATCACGCTGACCGGCACGGTCACCAGCAGCGGCAACCTCACGCTCGGCGGCACTCTTTCGGGCGTTTCGCTCACCTCGCAGGTATCGGGTACGCTGCCTATCGCCAACGGCGGCACGGGGGCGACCACAGCCGCCAACGCGCGCACGGCGCTGTCGGCCGCCGCGTCCGGCGCGAACACAGATATTACTGCCCTCGACCAAGACGTAACGGTAACCGCGACGGGCACCATCTCTGCCTCGACGATAGGCTATCGCGGCATTCCGCAGAACGCACAGGCGGGCGCATACACGCTCGTTCTTGCCGACGCGGGTAAGCACATCTCGAACACAACTGGCGGTTTCGCCATCCCCGCCAACGGCACCACGGCGTTCCCCATCGGCACGACCATCGTGCTGTACAACAACAGCAGCAGCAGCCAAAACGTCACCATCACCACGGACACACTACGGCTGGCAGGAACGGCGACGACGGGGACACTGGTGCTGGCGCAATATGGTCTCGCCACTTGTGTCAAAGTTAACACGACAGTGTGGGTTGCTTCCGGCGCGGGCCTAAGCTGATGTCGGGTGTCCTTTGCGCACCGACAGGCGGTCGTGTACCCTTGTCGTACTTGGGCAACGCGGTAGTCACTGTTGGCGTCCTTAGCAGCACCAACTATGGGTTTATCAGCAACCAAGGCAGCATTCTTCCGCAGACTTGGGCGGCGTCGGGTCTACCTGTGCGCTCTCTGTACGGCGGCGGGTCAGGGCCGTATTTTATCGTTTTTGAAGTAACTGGTGTCGCGCCGAATAGCGGCTGGACTACGCTGACGATAGGCTCAGACAGCTACCAGAGGGTTGATGCATCCTACTCCGTGGGCACCACCAGCAGATGGCAGTGGTCTTCTCTCCCGAGTAACCCGTTCGGCACTACCGTAGGCGCGACGAGGGACATCACATGGTCGTGACGATCCAGTATCCGGCGAACGTCGCCGAGTGGTACGCCCGAGGCACGGGCCTCCAAGGCGGTGAAGAGGTGTACTTCGAGGTGCCTGCGGTGTTCGACGCCAGCGGCGCGTGTGACGTGCCTGCCACTGACGCAAAGGTACTGCAGTTCCTCGACACCGCGATTTAGGAGCCTGCTGTGGCTGAAAACATCGTCCAGATAAAGTCGCTGCCCGGCATCAAGCGGGACGGCACGAAGTTTGA